TCTTTTTGTGTGGTTTTCTGCCAGATGGGGCGTAAATAATGAAAGTCAGTAAAACCAGCCTGTAATGTACCAAAGAAAGCTGCTACACTCACCCTGTCATTTAGGTCTAATTGGTTTTCTACATCTGATACATTCACCTCACACAAGTTACAGAACTGGTAGGGCCTGAGAGCAATCTCACAGCAGGGATTTGTACCCCAGTCTAGGTCATTGGTCCAGTAGATTCCTGGTTCTCCAGATCCAGAAGCTTCTATACGCTTCCAGAGCGCTTTAAACTCCTCTTCTCCTACAGATCCTCTGAGAAGTACAGCTGAGTTATTAGCTCTTCCACGCTGCTCATTAGTTTCCCACCAGTTTCCATACTTACAAGTGATCATTTCCTCATCATCATGGCTAAACAGGGCAATCATGGCAGATCTACGTATGCCACCAGCCAGCACTGAATTAGCGATGTGACAGAGGATATCATGACACTCTAATGGGGACAGAGACTGTCCTTGCTCTTTCCTCTCTAAAATAGCCTGCACATGGGCTAGGCATATCTTTAGAGGCTCTGGTCCAGGGGCTTTACCACCAGCTGTAATGAGTCTAGCACCCTTCTTACGGATGGCTCTAAAGTCAAACTTGGGCATAAAACCACCCTCTAAATAGGCTTTCATAAGCACCTTTACAGCATCAGCCCAGCCCATAATACTGTCCTCAATTAAGTAGTTACGTGTTTTACCAGGCTTTGTAATGGTGGGAAGCTGTGCAACGTGTTGTTTTTGAACACTATAGCCCACTCCTGTACCACCCAGAAGCAAAAACATGGTTTCGCTAAAGCTGTGAATGCTGTCAATTGGCAGGTAACAACAGTTGTAAATACGGGAGTTGTTCACTTCTGCTGCTGGACCAGCAAACTGTAGGGCTCTCATAGAGGGTAACACCTTCTTAGCTCTAATCAGCTCAGCGCTCTTCTTAATTGCATCCTCTAATTTAGGATATTTCTTAACCATCATGTTCTCATAACGGTCTACAATCTCATCCCAGGTCTCTCTACGCTTTAATTCTGGGACATACTTGGCATACTTACTAAAAACGGTTAATTTGCTCAACGCATCCAATCCTAAATCAGTCATAATTCTATAGTTTTTTGGTGAAAAATAAGGGGTGGCGAAGTTAAATCACCACCCCTTAACTTCCAAGAGATTTGCAAAATATTAGTTAACCAACATCCTTATTGCTTCACCAAGTTCGTTATTGGTTTGATGCTTTCTAACTAAGTCTCTTACTTCTCTTTCTAAGGTCATTAATTTCTCCAGATAGAGAGTGGCATCCATAAGCTCCTCTTGTAGATGCTTTAGATAGCTATCCTTATTGTTCTCCTGTAGCGTGGTGCCATACTTCTGAAAGCCTCTATCACTACGCTCCTGGTATTTTGCTAACACTTGTTCAACTATTTTGTCTCTCATAGCTTTTCCTCCAGGGTTTTAAACGCTTCAACGATAGCTTGTTTTTCAGCTTCCACCCTGTTTTCATACCATTCACCTTTCTCCTTACCATTGATTGACCATGTGAATGCAGGCTTGTTTAAGTTTTGTAGGTTAATTGTCACCTGAACATAAACATGCTGTTCATCAAGCACAGAGAACAGGATTCTAGGATTACCACTCACCATAGATGCTATTCTGGAAGTGTCAATACCCTGCTGCTTCATATATTCTTTGAAGTCTTCAGGCACTGTCTCATCCTTAAAGCTTTCTATCATGCGCTCTAGAAACCACTGTTTCACCACAATGGTGGCTTTTGGGTGTTTTTCCAATAAGTCTAGTGTATTCATGCTTTCTATTTTTTTATTTCCTCTAATTTTTGTTTCCAGAAATATGCGTCATAATCAACATCCTCAAGCTCTCCATTGAGCTTCTGAAGCTCTTCTGAGGCTAATTTGTTCCTCATCACTTGCATCTCACAATAGATGCGAAAGTTTTCATCTCCATAGGTTTGTCTTAGCACCTCTGCTATTTTGTTGTCGTACATAGCTCTTTGATTTTTTGAATGTTAAGTGTTTCTTCTTCCTCCTCAAACGCATGCCAAACTTCTTGGTCTTCTTCAAATTCTACACCAAGCTTGTCTTCCCAGAACTTCACTAAATCTTCTGTTTTATTGAAGACACGATATTGCAAGCTAATTTCATCTCTATTCAATCCTGCTTTCTTTATCTTCACAAGCTTAGGAAATAGAGCCTGAAAAGCAGCGGAGGTTTGAGAATATTTACCCTTCTTCACTAGTTTGAAATCTTTGGAATATTTCTTGTCGAGCTGATAAACCACCACTACAAAACCATCTTCATAATCATAATCATCTATGATGGACTTTGTGCGTTCATACTCAACATCCAAAAACTCTCTAAACTTATCTAGGTCTTTGGGCTGGAAGAGCAGATAGATGCAGCCTTCATACTGCACCTCTCTACTTTCATCCTTTATATAACCATTGATAAACCCATTGTCACTTAGTTCACCCTTTGGGATTTGTAGGGTGGGCACCATAAAGATGCTGGTAATTGTCTTTTTCACGTCTATCATTAGCGTCTAATTTTTACGAATCCTTCATTAAGATGATTTTCTCTAGAGATGTTCCAGATGTTGTTTTCTAAAGCCCATTTCAAATCTTCAATAAGCTTACCAACACCCACATATTCTCTGTTCTTATGTGTAAAGCCATTGTACGCATCTGATAAGTCATCAAAAGAAAGCGTATAAATCAACGGATTGTAATAACCAGTGCTATCACAAACAATAAACTGAGGAGGAAGTGCTCTATAGCCTTTAAACTCTTCAATGGTTTCTGTTAAATACACTGCTGCTATGTGATATAGATAGGCCTGAATATATGCTCTGCGATAGAGATAATACTCCTCTAGAAAGTTCTCTACGGACCATGTGCATTTCAGGTCATACACCTGGATGGTTTTATCATCATGATCAATAATCACCTTATCCATCATAGACTTAAATAGATGACCATCCAATTCATACCCTTCCACCTGTAGCTGATTGCACACTGTATAGCGTTTGCTGCTTATCAGTGTAACAATGTCCTTTGTAACATCATTTGTGCGTAGCTGTTCTACAATCTTCTCAGCATTATTTACATCATCTGCTGTCACTACAGTGAGATTTTGAGACTTTACAGTGCGCATCTCGTTGTAATAAATCTCTGCATCAGAGCCTACAAACTTGCTAATAACAGCCTCATATTTAATCTTGAATCCACTCTCTGCATATGCATCCTTGGATAGATCCTCAAAGCTTCTGGTTATCTTACCATCATCATCTGTAGCTGCTTTTGTGTGTTTATATAAAGCATTTACAAATGCTAGCATAAGAGCTGATGGAGCTTCTGTACAAGCAGACATATAGAAGCGCTTATCAAACTGATCTGGTTCCATAAGCAGCGTTTCTACAAGTCTACCCATTGTAGCAGCTTGTGTGTCTTTGTCTTCTACATCCTCCCCTAGAATGTGTTTTCTGAAATACTTCTTTCTGTCCATGCTGAAATCTTTCAGGCTGGACGAACTATCTAACATCTTCTCCCTGTAGATAGCTTCTGTTTTAGTTGCTCCCTTTATCATTTTGTATTGGTTTTAAAGATTCTCCTGCTGTAGGATTACCATACACACGCAGGTCATTTTGATCAACGGTTCTAAGCTCTCCTGTATTGTAGAAACGAACAATAAACTGTGGATTGGAATGTATAGATCCTGTTATTAGAAACAGGGCTACACCATATCCTAGCTTATTCACTTCTACATCAAAGGGGTTTAGAATCTCGTGCACTGTCTGCACTATCATTCTTTTGTCTGTTTAAAGGCTTCAATAATGGAATTGTACATAGCTCTCACCTCTCTGGGTACACGGGCAAAGAACCACCTCACCTCTGGTGCATATTCATTACCTCTTGGGTCTACACCCTGAGGATCAATAAGCCAGAAATAATGGCGTTCACCCTTGGATTCTATATATCCTTCATGCCACACCTCTACAAAAGAGGCTTCTTTATTGATAACGATTTGGTTCACTTCTTCTGACATAACTTTTCTTGTTTAGTTTTTTCATCATGACAGTCGCTACAAAGCACCTGTAAATGTTGTTTCTCACAGAATAGACGTTCTACAAAGCCTGGAAGATCTGCTGCACAGTTTAGACTACCAGCAGGCACTATATGGTCCACATTTATTTTCTTTTCTGGGAACCATTTTTGACATCCTTTGCACAGATATTCAAACTTCTGGCGTTTATTAGGGCCTTTATAGGCTCTACGGGCTTCTAGCTTACATTGTAATATGGGCTTCCACCACCTGCTTTTCTGTCTAAGAGCGCTCCTAATAAAGCTCCAGAAGGCTGATTCTGTCATTGTGCCAGCATTTCTAGGCTTTGGGACCAGTTTTCTAGGCTTACGTTTCTTTCTCATGTGACAAATATACAACTATTGCTCCTGTAACCAACGAATGTCTATTCCATTATTCTGTTTAATGATGCTGCTCACTTTCTTAAACACTCCTTCAGAATCCCATTCTGTGTTCTTGTAGCTTGCAGATGCTGGATGGCTGAGGACAAAGGACCATGTGAATGGTGGTAGATAGCGCTCATATCTAGCTGCATCCTTACCCAGGAATATAAAAGGCACACCAGCTGTGTCTAATACATTCTCTAACAGATATTTTGTAAAGGGTTCCCATATTTGAGAATGAGAGCCTGCTTTATTCATCTCTGTTGTAAGAGAAGCGTTATACATTAAAACGCCTTGTTTAGCCAGATGGGAAACATCAGGATCTTTAACCATTCTTAAGTTGAGCCCATCATATACATCTTTCTCAACAGCATTATAAAACTGCTCTAATGAGGGCTGTAGATAGCCTGTAGTGGAGCAACCCATAAGTAGGCCGTCTGCCACTGGTTCTCCATTTTTAAATGTGTGATAGGGGCACATACCAATCATGACAGCTGTCAGGTCTGTGAGCTTAGTTTCTTTAAATGCTCTAAAAACATTGGAAGAGAGAGGGGCTATCTTCTTGCCCCTCTTTGCTTCCTTTTTAAGAAACTCATATATCTTGTCACATTCCTCGCTTTCAATGAATGGTTTCATTTTGTAGTGCCAGCTCTCATCAAACTGATGCTGAAACTTCTCCCATTTCATATATTTCTGTAGGTTTTAGTTCATTAGCAAAGAATGAATGTGCATCAATGTGACTCTTCATCCATAAACTAGGATGGCACTCTTTCATAGAATATGTAGTGTGTTGATAGAGCTCCCAAAGACTGCCTGGAGCACCATAATCATGTGTAGGAGCTTCTAGCTCTCTTTTAATGATGTTAAGCTGTGTGCTCTGGATGATTTGATCCTCGATGAACATTCTGCCAAGGAGCTCAGCTGTTGTACGCTTGCTCACCTCCATCTCTTTCATTCTATTACGCTCTATCTGCATTAAAGAAAACACATCTGCTGCACTCTTAATATATTCTGTAATAGCAAGAGGTGTAAACTCTTGTATATCACCTCTGTGCTTCTTTCTAAAAGCACCATAGTCTCCTGATACACAACCATTTTGGCAAATAAGGATACGTGTACCAATAGCAAACTTAAGACTCATGCTCTTATCATAGCTGTTTTGCCAGCCAATCTCTAGCATCATTTCACTATCTGCTACATTGCTGATGGTGTATCTACCATTAGCCACTTGACCATCTCTAGCAGCACTATATCTCTCTGAATCTAATTTAAATCCCGCACCATGAATGCTGTTGAGTGTAAGCTCAATAAGTTCTGCATGGCTTATAGGCTTGTATGTGCGTGTTTCCTCAGGAAGAGGAGCTTTTAACAGCGTGTCTATTGCTGTTATATAGGAAGTTTTAGTCTCCATCTGTTGTTAATTTGATTGTTTTATTAAAATAATAGCTTAAAATGCTCTGAAGATTCTCAATAGATATACACTCTATTTCATCTTCTTCAATAGTTTGTAACCATTCTGTATTGTCTTTAATAGCTTCTATAAGATCTTCTTCATTACTTGGTCGTTGAATCATAGAATTGTTTTGAATCGTAAATAATCTTCTATTCTCTTAAGCCCATAGGCTTTTGCTAAATCTGCCCAATCTTTTATACCCTCTTTTAGATGGCGCTTTGGAACATTGAGATAGCCAAAATCAAACAGCTTTGTAATCTGCTGACTGTTAGCCACTCCTGTTACATCACTATCAAAGCTCAGGATTTGCTTGTCAGAGTTGGCCTTGATGTATTCCACATTCTCTTGTGAGAAGCACGCTATGCCCTCATTCTGAACAGCACAGCAGCACGGGAACACCTTTTTCATCACCATATAGTCTTTCTTACTCTTGTTGATGAATGCCAGCTCACAGTTTTTGATGTCCTCTCTACCATCCATCATTGTAATAGGAACGTTATTAGGCACCCATTTAGTCTTCTTATCACCAAACGGACGGTATATCTTCCAGTGGCCATCATATAGATAGCCAAACCTAAGCTCGGTTTCCTTTAATGGAAACTTTTCCTTGTTTAGATAGAGCTCTTTGATGGAATATACACCATTAGCCTTGAGGTCATCCTCACTCTGGTGATACTGGTTCCAATAGGAAAGTTCCTCTTTTGTGAACTTTCTAGTTTTGGCCTGTATAAGCACATAGCGCTTGCTCAGATTAGCAGGTTGTTTATATTCACCCACCACCTTTTTATAATGATGTGTGGGTTTACCATCTGCTAGTCCCAGTCCAAAGTCCTTATCAATTAGTAGTAACGCATCACCAATCCCTGGTAGGTTAAACAGCAGCCTGACAAAATCAAAGCAATCACCTCTCAAAGAAGTGTCTGCAAAGTCTATGAAAGATATTCTGCCATGCTTTGTGCCTATGAGGAATGATGGGTTGCGCTCTCTTCTAAATGGAGAAAGAGTGACGCTGTTTAGCTTCCAGCCTTTTTCAGGCATGTACCACCTGAATATATCATATTCTGTAACGAGCTTAAGAACATTTTCCACAGTTAAGTGGGTCTTTCTTTTACCTTTTATCATATGTAAAAAATTAGCCCCCGCTAGAAGAATCTAACGAGGGCCTTTATTGAGCAGGGAGGGATTAATAATCATCACCATCTGTAGTGAATGGCTTATCAGAAGCCACCAGATTGTCATCAGCATCATAATCTTTCAAATCCTTTAGGATGTAGAACTCCTTACAGCCATATTCTCCTGTTACATTCACAACAAAACGCTCATGAGGCTTTAGGTCACGAGATTTCTTGGTGCGTAGGTTTTGTAGCAGTTTATCATCAGAATAATCTACCAAACGGAAGTTCTTCAGGCTATATGCAGGAAGGAATGCCTTGTTGTACACACCCTGATACTCCTTGGTTTCATCATCCTTAATGACAGTTTTAACAGTGGCTAGGGCTACAAATGTTGTAGCAAGCTCCCCACCAATTTGGTCTTTCATATCCTTCACATTACCCTTCATGAGCTTCTTCCAGTCAATCTGTAATGTAGTTTCTGCATCACGATAGTCTAGATTGCCCAACCAAGTGCGTAGGAAGTTGTATAGGTCTTCTTCACCTTGGAATGCTACACGATAGTCACGAGCTGTAAACCAATCACCCAAATTGTTTGGATCATCAGCCCAAGAAGTGACACCAACAGAATTGATATATTGCTTCTTGCTACCATCTCTATTGCGTTTTTCTTTGTCCTCAAGGAAGAATGACATTTTAAATCTGTCTTTACTCTTTATATCTTCCATCCATACATCCACACGAAGTTTGGTTTTCCCTTCATCATTTGTGCCTAGATACTCAACAGCTTTGCTGTCTTCTTTTAGCTCAATGTTAAGAATGTCTTTGAACTCCTCTGCTGTAGGATTGATTGCTAATACGCGAGCCTCAAATAAGCCCACCTTCTTTTTAAACTCTGGTAATTGTGTTACTTCTCGTTTTTTTCCGCCAATGCTTGACATGTTTTTTAGTTTTTATTTGTTAATTATTGGTAATACTCATTGATTTTGTCCACTACGTATTGTAAGTTGTTAGGAATTCTCACTTCATCAAACATCCCATCAGGACTTTTTGCAGGATATTTTCTGAATCTGTTGGTTACAAAGTTGTATGTCACCACTCCATCCTTACTCTCTTCTGTATGTGTGTAAAGACAGATGGCAAACAAACCTTCTAGATTGAAATGGTTATCTAGCATCTTACCAGAGGTTTTCATCTTATATCCTACAATCTCTCCACCATCTTCAATAATATCAGGATGGGTGAAATAGAAGATTTTCAGATCATCTCTTAGCTTACGGGCACCTCTAAGCATATCAATCATGTCCTTAGCCATGATGTTAAACTTAGCAAAACCACCCTCTGAAGCTTTATCAGCCATACGGAATGCCATCATGTAATTACTATCTTCAATGATGATGTTCTTAATGTGCGGTGCTTTTTCAGAGATGGTGCAAAGCAGTCTGTGGATTTCTGTAATTTCATCCACTTCCTTGTAGTTTTTGTTCTCTGTGTTGTAGAGTTTGTCAGCGCTTTTGAATGGTAATTCTTTTCTTGCTGTGTTAATGATGTACGTTGTTTTTGGATCTAGATGTTTGATTGATGTGGACTTGCCAGACCCTGTAGGACCAACAATTCCGATTAATTTACTTGCCATTTTTTAGTTGTTGTTTTTGTTCAAAGATAAGATTTTCATTGGTGATTTCCAAGTTTTATATGTATTTTATTTTCTCTTTGTCAAAGAATTCTAGTGCTTTATTAAGCCACTTGAGCTCTACAGGTTCATCAGAGCTGATGATGTAGATTTGAGCTTTTTTGTCTGGATTGTCATATTCCATAGCCATACACCTATTTATCTTTTGTGCTAGGTTTTCACCATTGCTGTCAAAATAATTGATAATTACACGATTGAGTGGTTTGTATGTAACACCCGTATTACCAATTTTCACTACAGCTAAATGCTTACCCTTACCACTTACAAAGTCATCAAATATCTGTTTCTCTTCCTTTTTGCTATGATAGGAGGGAATACCTATTTGGTCAGCTATCTTGGTGACACCACAGAAAACCAGTATGCGTTCATCCTTATGTCTTTTGAGCAAGTCCCTAGTTTTCTCCATCTTGGCTATAGAGTTCTGTATAATGCGCATCCTTGCAAGTCTTAAAAACATGGTGGACTTACCCTGTCTTTCAAGAGAGTCTATAACATATCCATAAGCATCAAACTGTGCTTTTTCTGTTCTCACCTTGCCTTTATAGTTGTTCTTGCGCTTGTTATCTAGAGGCACTCTCACCACTGTGATTTCATAGTCTACAATAACACCTTCTCTAATAGCCTGATCAATAGAATAAGTGGCTAAAACATGTAAGTCAAGCTCTTGTTCTAGTGTCTTTTCTGTCCAGCTTGATAGTGTGCCTGTGAGTCCCAACACATCTCCTCCTGTATGACTGAATTCCATGTGCTTGTCTATCATCTCTTTAGCAGCTTCTATTTGGGCTTCAGAGAGCAGATGTATCTCATCTATCACTATTAGGTCAAACTGGTCATCTAGGTGCTTTTTAAGGCTTAAATGGGTAGTATAAGTGACATTACTATCATCATATCCACGCTTTGCAAAGTCATCCTTCCAGCTCTGTTTAATTTTGTTGTCTGGATAGGCTATAAGCACACGTTTGGGCTTCAGCTCTTCTAGAATGTTGATGGTGGTGAAGATTTTACCAAATCTAGGGCATAGATTTAGAATACCAAACCTACCATTATTCAGCCACAACTTAGCAAACTCCTTCTGTCTTTTGTCTCTTAAAGTCATTGATAATGATTGTTATAGACCAGAATAGCCATTCCATGCTAAACACTGTATATGCTGCATCTTCTGGGCTTCTTAGAATTGTTATAGTGGGTATCAGCACAATCTGCCAAAAGGGATCATTCTTACTAGGGGCTGTGTTAAACAGTTTAATATTCATTAAATACGTTATTTGTTAAGAAAAAAGGTTTTGTTCACCACTGAATCATAATCAGCATATTCATCCTTTAGCTTATCTAGGTTGTAACCACTGGGGTCAGCCACCTTGTAGCGCATAGGATCAAACAGGGCTAGTACAACATCAGCATCATTTTGGGTTTGAGAGCTCTCTGCAAAGTCTTCTAGCTGAGGCTCTACATCACCGTTCTTTATCCTAATAGGATTGCTGATGTCACGATTGAACTGGCTAACAACAACAGGTGTATACCCATAGAAGTCACGAGCAAATCTTAGTTCATCACTCATCTTGTCAATAGCCTGCTTTTTAGTGGTTTGGTCCTTGGTGGTCTTTAAAAGTCCTATATGGTCAATTATAACAAGGGTGATTTCTCGCTCATTATTTGGGAAATAACGCTTATTATACTCATCCACTTGTTCTATTCTGCCATGCTGTAGTGCATGAGCCTTGAGTTCTTTAGCAATACCTACGGGGTTTTCTGGTCCATCGATGATGGTGATCACCTCATCCATCCTTCCCATATAGTCTTCATACATGAGGAATAAATCATGCTCATCATGGTTCATTCTGTCTGTCCAGCCTAGGAGCTTTGTAACAGGAATGATGATGCCATGGTCTAGAAATATCTTTCTACTCACCCATTTAGCTAGCTTATACACTCTTGTACGCTCCATTGAACGATATATGATGCGTAGCTTGATTTTTGGGTCGCTATGACTGATATACCAGTCAAATGGATTGAGCACAAAAGCATCATCTATAAAGCTAGTTTTGCCTGAACCTGTCAAACCACCCACAAGGAAATACATACTCTTACGTATACCAATATATCTATTCAGCCTGTCAAATCCCATGGGAATACCCCCATTTCTACCATCAAGGCCCTGCTGCACCTCCTGTTTTAACTGCTCAAAACTCATTCTATTTGTTTTTTATTCAGCTGATATAACTTCTTCAACTTCATAATCTGATCCTCCTGTAGGAGAATCATGCCAGTCGTAATCATATGCTTGTTGCATCGCAACATCAATTGCTGCATCCTGGTTTTCTGCAGAAACCTCAAAAGTTTTAACTCTATAGTCTGTTCTGCTAATTTCAATTTTATAGTTTTTCATATATCTGTTCCTCCTGTTGGTTTATTAGCCTCTTCCACTTGTGCACCTTCTCTAACAAGCTCTATATAAGGTTCAAAGCTACGCTGGTTGAGATAGGTGAGACTATTTTGCATGTATGTAAGTTTGTTAGCCCCTGTTTTAACAGAGTTTTCTTTCTTCTGCTCCACATCAAATTTGAGAGCTGCAAGCATATCAGCCAGTGTATATTCACCCTCCAGTAGTATCTTTTCAAACCTCAGCCTACATTCATCCTTGTTCTGTCTAAGGCTTCTAGATCCTGTAAATCTTTTACCCTTGTGTGTGAATGTATCTGTACCAGGATAGGCTTTCCACCACTCTTCAAATTCTGATGGACCAGCTTTCTTCTTAGCTATTTTCACTTCTCCTTCTGATTCCATAAATGAGAGAAGTTCTTTGCCTTGTAATGTGAGCTTTTGATCTGTTCCAATGAGTCCTTTGCGTTCAAGCGTTTGAAATAGGTTGCAAACTCTTACACTGTTTGCACAGAGCTCTGTAGTGTCTATTCCTTCTTCAAGCATCTTGAGCAAGAAAATCAAATCCAGTGAGTAGGTCTTTTTGATTAGCTCTTCAAAATGGTAGAGTGTTACATTCAACTTCATTTTCTTCCTTCTTTTTTTCTGGTAGAGGTCCTATTATAGTGATGGTGGCAGGAAGACGATGTTCTTCTTCATTAATCTCTCTCATAATCATCTCCTGCTCCTCTTGCAAATATATAGCATCTTTGAATGCTTCGCGTTCAAAGTCCTCAGGAAATTTCTGTTGGTTTGTCATTTGTTTTCTTTTTGTATCCAGGTTTGTCAACTTTTTGCTCATATGTTCTTATTTTTTTTCTAGAAAAATAAGCTTTTGCTGTAAGCATCTCTCCATACGTGTATAAAGCAGCTTCATGTTTTCTCACTTCTCTATGAGCCCAAGGTTCTCCACATAGAACAATGTAATTGTAATATGCATCACCTGTTTCATCTGTTAATTGATACAAACAATCATCTTCTCTATTCATATTAGCTTATAATTTTAGCAATTAATAAAAGAAGGGCAATGCAAATGCATCCCCAAAATACCGCTCTTTGGGAGTATTCAAATCTGTCCATATGTAATTTTTTAAAAGCTTCCTTCTGTGTGATTTTTATCTTCCTCATCCCAACATGTAGTGGTTGGGTCATAAAGTGTATCATTCTCATCCTCCATTAAAGGAGCACGATGAAGTTCATATGTTATCCAGCCTACAAATAGTAGAGCTGCAATTAAAATAATCCAGAACATGGGTGTTAGTCTTTAAGGCGAAGACCAAACTGCAGATTGAACCAGTCAAATGTTTGTGTGGCCTTCTTGGTGTTACATCTAAATGTTTTCTTGATGAGCGGTATAGCATACGCTCTAAAAAGCTCATATTGCTTTTGTGTGAATGTCCAATTGTGATACCACATATCATCTTTTCTAGCTTCAGCCATAGTTTTACCAATCATATTTAGTTGGTATTCAAGTAGATGATCTGCAATGTTTAGTCTTGTAATTTTCTCTTTAGGAACAAGGAAGAAGTGAAATTTCTTCACTTCTTCAATGAATTCCTTTCTATCCCACACTTCTGTGTAGGAACTGTCACATATGTAACACAGTTTTATTATCTCCTTATCCTTGTAGTTTACAAAACACAGCTCAGAGCGTAGGTTTTTGTATTTATCACCCATGTTTGGTCTGAGGCCTTTTGGTTTTTTCTTTTCCATCAGAACAATGTTAATTGATTAGGATCAACAACTATCTGTTTACCCTTTCCTTCTGTTTGTATTTTCCTAATGAGTTTCTCAGCACGCTCTATGTAATAGGTGTAGTTGATGTTATCTAAAGGGGTGTCTTTAGGTAGATGGTTACACACTGTAGCCACCCACTCACCAGCCTCCACCTGTGATATATCAGCAGCACCACTATCAGAATGCTCATTTTTCACTTTAAGAAGTTTCTCACCCGTGTTAGATATGTAGTAACGGATGAGCTTGTGATAGACAGTTTTTTCGCCTGTAGAGCGGTTGATACCTTCATAATGGAAGTCTTTACTAGCTTTTTGCCTGAGGCAGAAGTCATAGATAACACTATGACCGCGAATAGTATCACTAACAGGTATATTATGAACAAAATATTGCTCAAGAGCCAGTGGTACAATGCGTGCTGACTTGTTCTTATGAAGCTCGAAATCCGTGAGAAAATCACCTTTCTTCTTAACTTCTCCATCAGTTTTTATTGCAAGATAGTCATTTACAGTGGAAAAGATAATCTTCTGGTAGTCAGCTCTTTCTAGCTCATAGCCTGTAAGCTCGCTCCACCATGCATTTATCTCATGCATCTTGGCTATTAGGGTCTTTTTAATCCTAATAGTGACACCATCAGTGTTTGCACTTATCACATTGATACCAGCTAGTTCATAAGCCTCAATAAGCATCATTAGGCTCAGTTCACCTGTAATAGTGGTGAACATGGTGAGCTGCCTGTCATAAATCCAGGACTGCATATCAGAGCTCTTACCATAAACAGAGTTTACAGCGAGCTTTAGAGCCCCTACAATGCCCTTGATTTTCTTGTCCTTCTTAGCTAAAGGCTTGAGTTCCAACCTCTTCTCAAACATTGTCTTATAGCCCTGTAGGAATTCTTTACCCAAATAAAGTCATCCTGTGCACCTAGCTTTATCTTTCTAATACGTTCTAGAAAGTGCTGTAGCTCAGGCGTTTGGAATGCTACATAGGGTGCAATACACTCCTTTACAGCTGTGTATTTTGTGAAGAATCCCTTTTTAGGCAGGTCTTTGTAATCCATTCCCTTTTCCTGGCAGTAGTACTTCTTAATCATTTCATCACCAATCTTACTGTCAGAGTAATTGAGACATGGAATGCCAAACTCCTCCTGTATATCCTGTCTGAGTTCTATCCTGTTATCACCTTTATAGAGAGGATGGTCTGTCTGGCCTATAGTGACCAGATAGAACTGATAAGTGGCCCATACATCATTAAGACAGTATTCTGTTGTGAGCACAATGTCCTCATTTGTCATACCATCTTTATCATGCTGTATAGGCATCTCTTCAATGTTCTCAAGATCCATCTCAAACTCTAGTCTTTTCAGACTCACCCTCCGATTTTTATTATCGAAGTGGTGAATCTTGAAAAGATCTATTTGGCGCAGGGATAAATCTGATTCTTTGTATTCTGGGAACACATCATAGTTAGCGTCATGAATAACATCAGCTGCCTTTTGAGCTATCTTGGCACATATTTCTAGGCTAGAAAGCTCGTACCAATTCTCATGGTTGCGTATTATCCATTCTACCACTTGAGAGTCAAAGCGTAGGTTGTTATAGCCCACCCAATAGTGGTCTTTGTGCTCTTCAGTGAACTTGATAAATGCATCTAGCATGTTTACATCCTTGTTCACTTTAAACACCCTGTATGGCTCTCCAGGAATAAGAGCAACCACTAGGAAATATTCTTTGAGAGTTTCTATATCGTATATAACTACGTTCATTCTTTATCGCGTTCTTTTTTTACCATTTCAACTAAAGATATTGCAGATTCTATAAAATCGTGCACTAGATTATCTTCACTCTCATCTTCCAAAAGTCCTGCAAATGCTGCCATCATAGCCACTTTGTCTCCTGTGAATTTAACAGAGCACTCGTGAGCATCGTTACAAACTATTTCTAGTCTAGCAGTTTCTTCTGCATCTATTCTTTTGCGAGCCATAATGTGTTATTTTAATTGTTAGAGATCACCTATGACGTTGAATACACAGTCATTAACTTGATCAAAATATTTGGAATCCCATGCTACAAGAGAGCACAGTGCTCCAAAAGCAATGAGAGGGAAAGAGCATACAATACCTAATCCTGTTGCTGCCCATTTAAATAAATGTATCATATTACATAGTTTGATTGTAAATCATTCTCACCTTTGCTCCTAGTTCCATATCATTAGGAGTGTTGTAAATTATGTCTGCAGGGATGAGAATTTGCCTGCGTTCTGTGCCTCTATCATAGCACGCTTTACAGAGCTGTCCAGCTCCTTCTATATATCCTGTGCGTAAATCAATATGTACATTACGCTTGTAGGGTGTTTCTACACCACATAGTACGCAGGTGTCATACTCACCTTTTTCTTTCATTTCTGCTTCAAGGGCACAAGAAAGGTGATCGTACCCCGATAAATAATCATAATCTACACCTGAAGTGTCTTTTCCACAATAGGAACATGTGTAAGGTTCCATAATAAATGTATTTTAGTGTGTTAAAAAATTCCCACCCCCATATTTCAGAGGGCAGGAATTGATGAAGAAAGACAAACCTACTTAATTTTTCGCATACGAACAACGAAAGTTTTGTAATCATCTGACGGCTGATAAAAGTATTTATTAGCAGTGATCGTCAGACGTTTTGTGTGTAGTTTCACTCTAAGCAGCGTGTCCATAAAAGAATTTACAGCACTGTCTTGAGAGTCATCTGAATAAACTAAGGGTTTGACTGGGCTCCATATGGAGCGATACACTAGAATAGATGTTGTGGGACGCATAAGGATGTAGGATTTAGAGATTAGAAATAAATACGGAAGTGATCAGCATAAATTTCCACCTTTTTAGGTGTACCCTCGAATGTAGTGCCTTGAGGAACAACAAAGCCTTTAGCAACTTGCTCTTGCTCTCTTGCTTGAAACAGTTCCCTCTTGGTTCTACGAAGTTTCTTGGGACCTTCCCAGGTTCTCACCTTTCTTGTAGATTTAGCCAGTTTCTGGAGCTTTAAATAGAAGCCCTGAAGAGGAGCATTAAAGTTGGCATGCTCATTTCTAGCAATTTGTAACAAAGGTTGACCTGTACGAATAAGGTCTTTCATCTTCTGAACATCTTGCGTGTTGTAAAAGAACGCATTTTTCATGTCTGTGAATTTTAAAGGTTAACAATTGATTATTAAGCGATTTTAGCAAAGCAACACATGGGCATTGTATCACGGTAGGTGAGATATATGTATATACCCTTATCCGTGAAATACTCTGTGTACTTCATTGGTTTTTTGTTTTGCTGCTGGTCAAGAATAGTTTCACCTCTTGTACTAAAGAATGTTTCTACAGTGTCTTGTGTAGAAAACTTCCTGATACAAAAGGTCATGATGAACCTATCCTTAAACTTAGCTACATGATCTTTTAAGTGCTTGATGGTGCCACAATAGTCCAAATCGTAGAGTGTATTTACTTCTTCTGGGTCAGCAGTGGATACATCTTTTAGTTTTAGATTGACACCTGTATGTGACAAACTTGACAGTTGATGTAGAGCTGTTAGCCCATCTTTCTCATAGATTTCAAACTCTGTATAGCCCTTTGATTTACAATAACTTATGTAGTCTTCAATGTGTGGACCTGCTAGACCCACCACCTTGTTTAGCTGCATATCAGTGAAAAAAGAAAAAAGGAAGTCTCTGACCTCCTTCTTTCTTTTTCTGTCTGGACTATGCACTATTGTTTTTGCATAGGTAGACATAATTAACAGATTTCAAATCCTCCACAGTGGCGGAGGAACTTAATAAAAGTTCTAACGTGGCCTAAAGACACACCGTGAGATGGGAAGACAAGCTGTCCATCCTCATCCACTACACCATTGTACATAATAGTGCCTACGGGACGTTCTTCATTAAGCTTTTTGCATTTGTCTTCATTTACAAACTGACCATTCCCATACACCCACATACCAAAGCATATATAAACGCTGTCATCATCATCTTTGGCATTAGCGTTATTGAGAATAAGAAACAAATCTAGTGCATCAGCCAGTATATCACATTTTAGCTGTGTATCTAGGCCATTACCACTATTATTTCCCCATCCTTCTGTAGATAGAGGAGCACCTGCTACGTTGATAGCTAGGTCACATAGAACATGTATAGGCCTCCAAGCCCACACATTAGCTCTAAAATAATAGCCTGGATTAGCTTCTTCAAAAGCGTCTTGTGCCTTAAAATAAACATCTTTTTGCTCTTCTGTTGCTGTTTTCCAATCAGGAGCAACGGGCTTTTCACCCACAAGCTGTGGGTTTAAGCCATAAACATCCATTCCCATAATTAATTAGTTTAAATGTAAAGGTTTACGTCCATGTAACATACTGTAGATTTCCTTCCAAGTGTCATCATCCATATCATCCCAATCACCATCTGGATCATCCTCTTCATCATCATATTCTTCTTCCCATTCTTCAGGATAGCTGATTATCACCTTTTTAATGCCATCAGGACCCTCCATGAATAAAGGCTCTTCTGTTTCTTCATCCACCTCAATAGCCACCTCTCCTTCATATATGTCTATAATGACATTTAGTTGTTCGATGGTGATGTCTTCCAGATCTTCAGACTCTGGACCAGCATCAAACCATCCTATTTCAGCTTCTTCAGCCACTATTTCATCATCAATGGTGAGAACAGGATAGACAGGATAACCGTTGTCTTGTATGAATTGTTCTTGATTTGCGGGCAGCAGTTCTAGTTTACGCACACCCACTTGTTCCTTTATTCTGTGCCCATGATTGAGCTTATAAGTGAACAGCATTCCTTTCTCCAGCCCACGAGAAGGAATGTAGGATTTGAATCCCAGTTCTGCGAGTATACGCATGGCTATTTTTCTTTAGAATTAATGTAGTTAATTTCATTAACATAGTTCTCTGCATCATTGATATGGTTACACTGAGCATCAGTATACCCTACATTATAGTCTTGTATACGCTGCTCCTTCTCCATTTGTTTGGCTTGTTCAAATAAATGTGGTGGTAAATAAAACCTTCCATCTGACCATTTATTTAGTTGTTCTTCCAACCATTCTACTGCTGTTTGTTGTGCCATAGTTATCTTTTAAATTTAATTGATGCTAGTACCATAAATGGTGCAAGAAACCAAGCTAAACACATACAAGGAAATATTTTAGCAACAACCTCTGCCAAATCAAAATATTCTTTATCATCTGAAGGTCGTGGATTTTTTATCATCCAATATATCCCTATTACAGTAGTAATTACCCAATAAGCAATTAGAATATTTACTGTTTGCTGTGCCATAATTGTAATTTTTTGCGAAATGTGGTGAAAAACGCTACTTTGTGCATAAAATTACTAAAAAAGGAGCAGCCCTGAAAAGAGCTGTCCTTTCTGTCCTTATTAATCCATACACATCTACGTTTTTAAATTGACAGGAGAGAGGGAACTTTCGTTCCCTTTCCTGTCTCACACACACAAATCAATCCTTAAAT